TCGAAAAACTTACAACGCTTAAGTGGAATCCCTGAGCCTTTAGTAAGCACGTATACAAATGAGCAATATAAAAGTTTGAATACCTATTTACAGAGTTTAACTCCCTCCGCAAGGATTCAAAGCTTAACTGCTTTATATCAGACTCCGAGTGTTAATTATATGGAGATGGTAAATCATCTCAAAGCCACCACAGATGTTGAACAAGCGTTGTTAGTGCAAGGGGATTCAGGAGATAACACGCGGCGAGTGAGTGATTTGTTAGCCAATCCTGACATGTTAAAAGCGGCCGAAGATTCATTGTCAGATAAAGATAAAAGCGCCATGGAGTTAGCTGCTCATCCTCATTTAACTACTCTTTACAATACTTTTCCTCCTAATATAGCCAAGGCGTTAGCTAACATTTATCGCGCACGGGCCTATATGACTTACCAAGGAACCGAACCTGGGTTTACGACGGGGTTAGGTCTGCGCCGGCACTCAATCACGTGGGAATCAGGTAGCGATGCATTGTTAAATGACACCTTAAACTCCTTACATATGTACAAATTTCCAGGACAAAATATTATATCGAGTATTAATGTATCGACCCATGGCAAAACTCAAGCATTAGACCCATTTATTGTTAGCCGTAATTTAGAGTATGTGAGAAATAATATTATTGATGGTAAGCAATTTTATACCCCCCCAACTTATGCCACCAAATATAAAAAAGAACAAACATTAATTGACCAGGCGCGAGTTAACACTTTCATTCCGAGCATCACTCCTACTCAATTTTGGGTAGAAGATTCATATACCCATGCAGTGAAAGGCTCTACCTGGAGGTCACGTTCTCCTACACAAGTTGAACTGATAGATTTGTATGGGTCTCGAGTATTTTTTGAAGATAAAAATGGCAAACGCGGGATGCCAGTCCTGGCTAATATTGGAGATGTTCAAACGATGATGAAACAGCGTGGCTCTGATGGCAAATGAACTAGACGAACGGGCTGAGGGGTCCTTAAACCCTAACACCCCACAACAAAATGCTGCTGAAGCTTACGAAGCTCGTCAAGAATATGATGAAAATCTTCAAGAACAATTCCAAGAAAATTTAAAAGACAAACGTATTGGGGGATTTCAGGCGTTGGGTATGGGCACTGTTGCCGCTGCTACTGATGAAGTGTCGCCAATTTATCTGGGAGCCGTGGGTGCAGCTCAAGCTGTTGACTGGGCCTATCAAGGAGCGGTTAAAGGAACCAACGTTTTAGCCGATGTATTTTTGAATAAGAATGGAATGGGGCCTCACGCCCAAGATTATACTGATAAACAAATTGAAGATTCCGCCAACTTAGGATTAGCTCAAACCACAGCCAAGTTTTTAGACGGGATAAATAAGCGGGCCAATGATGTCACCAATCTTAAGCCAGGGATTTTAAATCGCGCCTTATATGATGGAGCCTGGTTAACTGGCGAAGCTGCCACATTTAATTTTATCGGAAAAGGGTTAAAAGCAGAAGAACTAGCTAGCCAAATAGCATCCAAAGCTGAGTTCAATGTTCCGTGGGCTAGGCACAAACTGTCTAATCTATTTGGTAAAGTGGCTTCAGAAGAAGTAGCTAAGAAAACTTCCGAGGCATTTATGAACGCCCTACCCAGAGCGTTGGCATATGGTGCGGGATATACTGCATCCCAAGTGGCCAGCGATATTGTCAGTGGAAGGAAAGATAAAACGTTGCCCGAATTAGCCCATGTTTTTATGGGCAATACTATGGCTATAGCTGGGTTTGAAATGGCTCCGTGGGGTTTAGGGGTGGCATTACCTGCGGCAGTCAAGGGTACGGGGAAAAAAGCTAAAAAATTATGGGATGGTTTTGTTGTTAATTTAATGAATCCTAGTGAAGCGGCGGTTGCGGGTGAGAAATTCTTTGATACGGCTTTAAAAACCAATGTTAATAATGGCGCTCCATATATCAAATCTGCTGTTGCGGCTAATATAAAAAAGTTAACTCCAGATGTGATATCTAAATTACGGTGGCATTTTAATCAATACAGCAAAGAAAATGCGGAAATTACTGAGCGCCAATATAAAATTATTGATGAGCTAGGAAAACTGCCCAAAGAAGATTTGCACAAAGCCAGTCTCCAAGATTTAAAAGAGGCCGCAGAAGTTTTTAAGGTTTTAAAAGATAATTCTCCTGAAAAATATGAACGTTGGAATAAGTTTGATTTAGAAAACCATATCAACGAAGCTTTACCAGACCACGGGGCTTACAAGAGTGTTGGGAAAGTAATTGAAGGGGAAGGTTGGGATTTATCGGCTACTGAACAAGCTAATTATGCACAAACAGCGCGGGCATTAAGTAGTCCAGTTAAAGAGTTAGAGTATATTAATGAACGTTACTTATCACGCCCGAAGTCTTTATCCAAGGATCGGTTAAAGAAAATAAAATCCAGAGCGGCAGCCCTAAGGACTTATTTAAAGACCAAAGATAGATTAGCGCCAGAACGTTTGGGTGTTTCAGAAAAACTGCCGGTTAGATTAGAAGGTGAACGTTATTATAATCACCCAATGGCAGAATTATTACGTGAATTAAATCAGTCCGAAGATAGTTTCCGAAAAAATTCCAATCAAATAAGTGGATTAGACGCGATTTTAAATGGAGATTGGGATGAAGGTGGGCAGAATTTAGAAGATGCAGTGACTAGTCACATTTTATCGGAAAATACGCCGCCTAAAGAACCCACATATGATGAACAAATCCGAGCAGCCACTTCTAAAGAAGATTACGAAGCTACTGACACGCCAATTCCTGATGAAGGTGGGGCGGAACAAGAACTTGAAGCCACTAAGTTGTCTAATTTAAGTGAAGAAACCCAACAAGAATTTAAGGATAAAGTGGATAGCTTGAAGGAACAAGAAAAAAATCATAAATCATTCACTGCCATATTGGATGACGCGGCAGCGTGTGTGTTAAAGAATATGCACGGAGGCGCAGGTGGCTAATAAACGCAAAACCTTTAAAACTATCAAACAAAATTTGGCGCCTTGTGTTAAAGGATTTCTTGAGGCGATCACCGATGTGGAGTTAACTGATACCTTTGGAGAGGATGCAACCCGCGATCAAATTAATAAATGGGGCAAAGCTCAGATTCATTCGATGGCCCAACAAATTTATAACGCTACAATTAGGGGCGAAGATGCGTCCGTGGTCGCGTTCAGGGTGAGAGAGCAGTTTAAAAAAAGTCATTATGAATGGTTTAAAAAGCACAAAAGTAATACGTTGCGTAGTTATCTTGCTCAAAATGAATTAATCGGGAAAGCTAAACAATTAAAATATAACATGCGTAGTTTAACGTCAGCCATATTTTCAAATCAATTTCATGGACAATTAGAAAACACCAAAGGCGCTATTCCAACTATAGCTAAGGCTATGTCTGATAGATTATGGGGTAAATTTAATGAAGATATGCAGGAAGCTGCTAAAAATCTTAAAATAGAACTGCCTGAGCTGACCACCTATTTAATTGAACCTGCAAAATTAGCGCAAGTATTTGATGCTTATCGCGCCAAATTAGATAACAAAAGTCCTGAAGCTACGGTAGCTCGGATTATTCGTTCTTTTAATGACGACACCCTCAAATTATTAAGAAGCCACGGAATAATAATCAAAGATTTAGAGGAATTCTTCTTTACTAGTCAGAGGCATAACATTGAAAAGATGCAGAATCCCACTCCAGAATTATGGACGGAGATATTAGGCAAGAATAAAGAAGAAATGACGGAAGCAGAACGTTATCAAGCCACCAAAAAAATCTATGCTAAATTTACGGAGCCTTTGTTAGATTGGGACAGATCGTTTTTGGATGATAAAAAAGACACGGTAAATGAGCGTTTAGGAATACTAGAACGCACTTACGATAACATTATTGCCGATAAAGCCGAGTTGGGGCGCCCTAAATATGCGACTGCTGAAACTTTCGCGTCTTATGTGCAAGGGTTAAAAAGACAAATCCATTTTAAAGATGGGGAATCTTGGGCTAAGTATAATGAACACATGGGGATTGATAATTTAGGCAATCATTTGAAAAGAGTTGCTACTAATGCCGGAGAAAATGCAGCGGTATTTTCAGTATTTGGTCCTAAACCCCAGCGTGTATTTAATGCGTTATTGAAAGAATTACAAGCAAATTTACCCAAAACCACTAAAACCAATAAAGACCTACAAGACTTTAAAGATTGGTTTAAATATTTTACCGAAAACACTAGCACCGTCCCGGACATGACCACCTCACGCGTCTTGAATATATTGAAAGCCATTCCTAATTTACAGATATTGGGAACGTTGGGTTTAAAGTCTTTGCCTGATTCTTGGACTATGTATAGCTATTTAAAAAGTGAAAATTTCGCCAATGCTGGCCGCGATACGTTAGAAGCATTAGGCCAATTCTTTAACTCCAGTGCGCGGGCTAAAAACGAAGACTTGCTTAAGATGTTTGGTATGGCTCATGAAAGTTTTGTTAGTGCTTTGGGCGAGGTATCAGCTTCCACCAGCACTAATTTTGGGGCGCGAGGGCAGTGGGTGGCCAAGACGTTAGCTTATGTAGAATCCAAAGGTAAAATTGGAATTTGGGATGAGATAATGACGTTAGCTGTTACATCGAGCTGGTCCAAGCGGTTGCGTAGTTTAGCGGAAACTCCTCATGACCAATTGCCGGCGGAGGTAAAAAATTTATTTACTCAATTCAATATCACCCCGGCTGAGTGGGAGGGAGTGCGAAATTATAAAGCCGCTCATCAAGACATGCACGGTCAATCGTATTATGCTCCTTGGGAAATTATGAAAATGCCGTTAGCTGAGCTGGGCAAGATATATAAATTACCCGCCACAAGTAAAATAACTTTAGAACGAGCGCGGAATAGTTTGGTGTTGAAGCTGAACTCTGCCATGAAGTACCAAGCTAACTATGTAGTTCCTAGAGAAAATGCACCAATGGGATTAGCTTATGCTCGTCATCGTGAAGCTGCTTATCGTTCTGGAAGTGCTTATTACATTATGTGGGAATTAATGGCTCAATATAAAAACTGGGCATTTAACTTTTCTTCGTTAGCCTTGGGTAGGATTAAGGACGGCAATGGAACTTTGATGACAAAATTCGCCAGAGGTGCTCATTTGTTAGTAGGGTTGGGAGCAGTTACCACCTTCATTGACTATATGATGGGAGTTGCTGGTAATCAGGTATCGAGGTTTTATGACCCGAATAAGCCAGTGCTGTCGATTGGGGAAGAATTGGCTAAGAATACAATTCGTTCAGCAGGTGCGTTTGGAGTTCTATTGCAATTAGTAGATGGATTTTATGGAGGAGGCAGTAACTTAGCAGCTGCTGGTTCAATCACTAGGTTAGCGCGTAATGTTTATCATCTGGGAGTTCCCAAGCGCGGTGATAGTTATTCGGATTCGTTAAGTAATTTATTGGGGAATGGGGCGGCGGTGACGATGCCAACGTATATGGCGTATAATTGGTTTATAGCTCCGTTATTAAACGATCATAATCGTAAAAAAGAATTAATTAATATATATAGTTAGGGGAAGATAATGGCAATTCCAGAATTCGCATATACTCAAACAGTCGCTAAACAATTAATGGCCAACGCCACAGGTGTGAGCGCATGGGTAATGTTTATTAATGTTAAGAGCGATATCACTGTATATAAGCAAATCGCATCAAATCAGCAAGTTGAGCTTATCCCTGAAGCAGATTATACGGTCACTATTACTCCAGCAAGTCCTTGGGAATTCACTTGGACCTATTCAGGAGCTACTCCTCCCCTAAATGCAGATCACATCATCATCTTCCGGCGCGTGGGTGCTATCTTTAACGATTTCCAACCCGGTGCATTTTTAAACGCCGATTCTTTAAACCAGGCATTTAATATTGAAACCTTAGCCAATAATGACGTGGGCTATTATCAGCAATTTTCTCGGCCTGGGTACGATGACAAGACATTGGTTGAAAAGGGCGTTTTTGACCCACCCGTCAGCGTTGGGGAAAGTGATCATAACCCAAAAATTGCCGAGAGTAATTATGAGTTGCCTTATTTAGCTTCTTCTCCAGGAGTTGCTGCTGGGGATGTATATGTGTGGGGATATGTAGTTGACCCTGGTCCGGTGGCTAGTCCCCGTACTGGGAAATTTGTCGATACCTTGCTGCATCAGTCAGGCGGGGGCACCGTTGGTCAATTAACGCAAGAATTAGCTGCCGAATGTCTGGTTCCTGGTAGTAATATTATTGGGGTGTGTAACACTACTATTGCAGCTGCGGGATGGACTCCTGGTCCTGGGATGACATTGTCGGCATATTTAGGAAATTTGTATCATCGAAGTAATACTAATGCTGAAAATGGCGCTAATTTAATTGGTTATAATCGCGATACTGCCCCTCATACTGGGCAATATTCAGTTCAAACGTTTCTTAATAATTTAGCCGACAAAGGTACTCCAGGCAATTACGCATCAGACAGTGGTGCATCTTATATTGGTTACGAGGGCTGGTCAGTAAGTAATAACACAGTTGCGGGATGTTTGAGTAGATTAAATGAGCCGGCTACATCGGCGGCTGATTCGGGAGCTACTCATGTTAAGTTTTGGGATATTTCCCCTACCGTGCCTGTGTCTAAGTCTGTTCAGGAGGGGTTGAATGAGTTATGGCAGGCTATTCACAATTCTGAACAGCCTATTAATGTGGTTGTTACTATCCCTAACTATACGGCCGGGCTGTCTCCTACCGTTATTCCAATTCCTCCAGGCCCCGCTACGCTGTTTGCTAATTTAAATCGCCTCCATATACGAACACAGTACAGCAACTTCATCATCCATAATGAAATAGCTCTGGCCGGCACAACCGTGCTGGATTGGCATTATGGTCAGTGGCAGACAGCAACGGATTTTCTGCAGATGCAGCTGGACCGAACGGCAGCAGCCACCCCGGTATGGACCACGAAAATCCAGAGTGCGTCAGGAATGGTGACTCCTACCTTCCCGGCTCAAATCACTTTTTCTTTTTTCTTAAAAGGGGCGGTGCCACCTTAATGAAGAAAAAACTCTCAGTAATGGCCATAGGTTTAATGGTGATCGGCGGATTGGAAGCATCCGGGCTCCCGATTCGCTATATAGATGAAATCCAACAATATCTAAAGATGGTAATAAGCGTCTATTTGGCTTCAGATGCCACGGGTGATATTCTCAAGCTACTTACTCAGAATTTATTAAGTAAAGATGTTAAGAGTTCAAACGTTACCGACTGAATTTGTAGCTCGTCCTTATCAGCAAAATTTAATTAATGCATTTTTCAAACCCAATCCCTGTCGGCGTGCATATATCGTGTGGCATAGGCGCTCGGGGAAGGATTTAACCAGTTGGATAACTTTAATATTAAAGGCATTACAAAGGCGCGGTACTTATTACTATTTATTTCCCACAGCCCGCCAAGCTCGGAAAGCCCTGTGGTTAGGGATAGGCAAAACTGGCATCAGTTTCTTGGATTATATTCCTGATCGTTTAATTGATAAGATAAATAATACGGAAATGCGGGTTCACTTAATCAATAAATCTGTAATCCAATTGATTGGTGCAGCTTCATATAATTATGCGATGGGTACTAATCCTGTGGGCTTGGTATTTAGTGAATTTGCTCTCCAAAGTCCCTTGGCATACACCTATTTACTGCCTATAATCACAGAAAATGGCGGCTGGTGTATTTTAAACACCACCCCACGAGGTCATAATCATGCTTACAAATTATTTGAACAAGTTAAAAATAACCAAAATTGGTATACAAGCACAGAGACTGTCGCTACTACTGTATCTTCAATACGTTCGGGTAAAAGTGTTGTATCTTCCGATGATGTTAAAGAAGCGAAAGCGGGCGGAATGAGTTACGAATTAATTGCTCAAGAATTTTTATGTAGCTGGGCTTCAGGGTTAGAGACTGCTTACTTTGCTAAGTACATAGCCCGTTCTCGTGCTCAAGGGCGCATTAAAATGCTGCCGCGAATTCACAAAACCATTTTCACATTCTGGGATTTGGGTGTAAAAGACCCAACAGCAATATTTTTCGTAGCTTTTGATGAGCAAAACTTTTTCATCATGGATTATTACGAAAATACCAGGCTGGGAATGGAGCACTACATAGAATATGTTAGAAGATATCAAGAACGGCACAATTGCGTGTTTGGTGGTCATTTTGCGCCTCATGATATGAAGGTCCAAGAATACAGTACAGGTGAAACGCGTTTAGATTTTGCTAGAAAACAAGGCATTAACTTCAAAGTGGTTCCTAAACCTAAGTCTAAAATGCATGCGATTGATGTGTTGCGTGGAATTTTTGATTTATTTTACTTTAATAGACCCAAGTGCGAGCGCGTATTTGATTGCTTGATGCAGTATCATGCCACTATCAATTCCGAAGGCGGCGAAGCCAAACCCGCCCACGATTGGAGCTCGAACTGTCTTGATGCTATGCAACTTATTAGCCAAGCTTATATTGCTAATTTACTTCCGATCAAGGCGAGCGTTGCTTATAAAAAATACACCTTTAATGAAGCTGCATTTGATTTTATTGCGCCCCGCTAAGTTTTTTCTTTAATTTCAGATAGACGGGATAAGCTTCCTTACATACAGGGGTAGGATAAATTCCTTTTAAATTTACCCAGGTTGCTTGGAGCTCTTCCAAGGAGTCAGCCTCCCCGATTTCCTCAAGAATCATTGATACATCCTGTTTAGGAGCTGGTGCAGTAGCTAGCGGTGAGACATAACTTTTTTCTACTGGCTTATTATCATAATATTCTACGTCTTCTCCTTTGCCACCTGGAATTAAGAAAACCTTAAGTAATCCATTTTTAACGGCATATGCCAGAGCTTTGCCTACCGACGTATCATCTAATCGTGTGCTCAGGCCTACTTGGATATAAGTTTCAAATTCTTCAGGGTTGTCTGCATTAATTATTTTCATTTCTACTTCTATAAGAAACGCCGTTCCTATCTGCTCCCATTTCTTTATGGTGGAATAGAAACTAACCTTAGTTTTAATAAAGGCTGATCTAAACGCATTAATCACATCATCTACCGCAATATAATTATATTTTTGATGATTGTTCGTGCCCTTTTTAGCTATACCAGCTATTTCTGACATCACTTTTAATTTTTTTTGCTGTAAATTAATAGAGCCTGAGGATTCTTTTCCCATTTTTAGCCACCTTCCATGTGCAATGTGTAAATTTATTTTCCTTAATCCCTTCTGCTTCCCCAATGAAGTCAGTAATCACGGCATCTAGTCGTTCTTTTTGGGAAAGTAATTTCTTTAAATCGGCTCGTAATGATTTGTCTTTGAGAATAACTTTTTTGATTTTTTCAGTACATTCTTTATAGTGAGCTTTTTGTATTGGATAGATTTGGTTAGCATCTGGGGCGCTGATTGGGGGAGGGGGAGCATTTTTTAGAACATGGTTATTCCAAAACTTTTTTACCGCAGAGCGCATCCTAACAGATAAACTGTAGTCGCGGTTAAAATGATATATACGAAAATCATCTACCCCTCCTAACAATACGGCTAAGTACGCATAGGTACGATTAGTTACCATCATGTACCAATTTATCTGATAGTAGTATTGGATGGGAATATCATCCATTTTACTTTCGCTACTTTTGCGGGGGGTACCCCATGACTTTTGAAGTAATGCATTTAAACCGGCTGTTTTGGCTTCAAAAATCCCAGTATCTCCAATCAAGCCATCCACATGGGCTATCATATAGTCATATTTAGGGTGTTTAATCATGGGCACGTCCCTGTGCACAGTCATATCGGTCCTTGATTCGAACAAATCGATAACAATTGGCTCCAATCTGTTACCGCATTCCAATTTAAGCTCTATTTTGGCTAGGGATTGGGCTTGTTTTGAGGGTTTGCCAGTTTTTTCCAGCCATACATCGATGGCGGTTCGCCAGGGATTGACCCCCATAATACATGATACGTCAGTACCTCCAATAGCCCTACGTCGCTCAGCAACTAGTTTAGTTTTGTCTAATTCGTTCATAATCCTCTGCCACGTGCTCAAACAGCGCCTGTTCACATAGTACAAAAAATTCTGCTTGTAGATGAGTCACAATTTCTGGTTTGATAATGGTCACTTCTACATCCCATGTGCTTAAAAACTCTAATAAGTTGGAGCGAAAGGCCGTCAGATAATTGGAGGGTTCTACTAAGAGATCATCAAAATAATCTGGATTATCTGCCAAAAAAGTTGAATACGCCACGGCTCTAGCAAGGGGAGAAAGCTCATCAAAATCTTCATTGGCTGATGATGCAAGTTCGCGTAGATGATTGAGGTACTCCGACATAACCAGCTTGACAATTAAATCTTAGTGGTTATCATACGGCAATAAGACAAAGGGACGCAAACGCGCCCCCCAGCGAAATTAAGGAACAACAAGCTTTGGTCGGCTTTCCTAAATTTCTCGCTACAAACGGAGAATGTAGGGCTACCAAGGATTAGAAAGTAGCTACAAAGGAATGTAGATGAAGCAAGAATACCAGGTTAAAAATTGTAGTCAAGCTTTTCAACTCAAGAACGAGTTAAAAAATTCCCCTTACAAACTTTACTCACCCACTTATCCACATTTGAGGGACTTATATCCACAGATTTCGATAAATGCTTACGACCTTTACATCGAAATGTTGAAATATCCCACCAAAACCAAAGGTGGCTATTTTACGGTAGCTGAAAATTACTGGCGCAAAACCTGTAGCTTTACTCATCGAGCCTTTTTAAATGCTCGTGCTGAATTACAAACTCATGAGGCCATTAAAACTAGCCAACATGGATTTAATCACCCCCCTACTTATCGCTTGCGTGCTTGGTTGCATGAAGTTAAATCTTACCTCATGATCCCGCTGCCTGTTGTTGACTACTTGGGTGCGCTCTTAGAACATAAGCTCTTAAACAGACCCACCCGCTATCTGTATTTTCATTTGTACGGTGTGGCTTTTAAGGCAGACTTCCCCGAAAGTATTTTTTTAGACGTTGCTGACGTTGCCAAATCATTGGGTCATCCCCCCCGTACTTTGCGAGGATTAACAGCAAAATTAAAAGCCTTAGATTTACTTCAAGTAAAAGCCGCCAAAACTTGCCACTCTCCCTCAGAATTTTTTATTTCAGTTCCTGCTGTGAAATATCCAGCTCGTGAAAATCGCGCTGAAATCCAAATTGCGACTAATTCTCACCAGAGTTCTGCTATGGCTGCAATCAAAGCGCGGCTTGGAATCTAGCTTCTTACTGACCCTTTAAACGTAGCTGCCTGTGGATAAGTATCGAGCTAAGCGCGGCCAAATCTGCACTACCAACCCCTGCACGCGGCCAAATGTGCACTACTGCACGCGGCCAAATGTGCACTACTTATATAATATAACAAATATTATATATAATAGAACCTCGACCGCTTTTTTTGAAGCTGTACAAATTATGAACACCTCTACAAAAATCAGATAAAAAAAAAGGGGCCAAGCCCCTTCACTATTTTTCTGCATGCGGACAAGTCAGCAGCTTCGTATCTTTACCTCCTGATGCTTTAACTCTATCCCAGCCACGATAATAAAAATTCACTTTGCCATTATTAATTCTAGTCTCTCCATTCTCAAACAACGCACCAACGACGTTGAAAGTAACTGTGCACTTCGCTATTTCACCTGTATTGAGAATGACGTAGGAATTAGGACTAGCTGCATAACAGACATAACAACCCTGATTCTGAGCTTCGCGGGTGGGTTTCTTTTGTTCTTTAGGGATTACGTATTTCTTTAAATTTTCTACAATAGTTTCTTCTTCTCCCCACCCCAAGACTTTCATATCTTTCACACTCTCGCCGCCATAGTCTCCAACTGGCTTTAAATCCACGTGAAATCGCTTATCCACTAAGAATGTATCTCTGATGTAGATTAAAAACGCTGCCATATTCTTTATGTTTTTGGGGTGGATATGAATCCTGAGCTGTATTGAGAACTGATGTGACGACTCTTTGGCTATAAGTAGGTTAGTCATGATTTTCTTATAACTACCTTTGCCACCGACCCCAATCCGTGTTTTGTTATGGTCTTCTTCAGCACCGTCTAAAGAAACTTGGAATTCATTTAATCCCATCGCACAATATTTGGAGAGCATCTTTTCATTTACTGCTGTGTAATTTGTAGTTGCGTGTCCTGTTATTTTTTTTATTCCGAGCGAGTTTGCGTGATTATGAATTTCTTCAATTATCTTGGGTTCAAGTAATGGTTCTCCTCCGAACCAGGATATGATTAAGAACTTTAAACCGTCGCGGTGAAGGTAAGTGATTAGATTTTTAATTCCGTTGATATGCGGCCTACTTAAGGGCTTCATATGGGCAGGTATGTAGTTTGTTTTGGTTGCGAAGTTGTTGCGGTTAACTTCGATGTGGTCTTCATAGCAATATACGCACGATAAATTACAGTTGCCTGTGGGTAAGATGGTTAGTCTGAAAAATTCGCGTGAAAATGCCTGGACCACCTGTTGTGGTTGAATTGGTAACATAATTTTTCCTTGGTTGTTAAGATGAGGGAGCGAGCGCCCCCTCAGTGATTTAATTATACTTGATTGGCATCGAAACAACTGATGTTATTACAACCGGCATTGGCGCTGGGATCGAACAGCTCATACGCGGTGTCTTGCTGAACGAAACTTGCATCGGTAGGGACGGGGTCACAAATTGTGTTTGAACACCCGCTATTACAACCATCCGCTCCATTATCGATGCCACTAATACATGGCAAGCTTACATCTTGTATCTGTCCATGAGTATCGGTACTCATCGCATGTGATGCTGGAATTAGGTTGAATAAAGTTGTTAAAGTTAATGCTGCTAATTTAGTATTTTTCATAATATTTCCTATTTATTAATTAATTGTTACTGGGCATGGTTTAATATCACACAAGACAGCGCCCATGACTGTTGTGTTATTGAGGTTAATATTTACTCGCCCATTCCCGTTGTTATGGATTAGTAAGTTCCCCCCAATCTGACTGTGATTAAATGTGGAATTGGCTGTAGTGAGATCTACATCGCTCACAAATACCGTTTCCGTGGCTTCAATCGACCCTACTTGGCGCGCTGAAGTTATTGTGGTGTTTTTAATTGTGGTTGAACCCAGATTATCTAAGCGCCCAATCGTTGAATTTAAGACTGTGGCTGGCCCAGTCCATGTTAATGTCATCAAATGTTTATCTTTAATGGCAATTATTCCGGTGCCTTCTAAGGCATGACTGGGTGTTTGCCATACCGCGGCTGCCACCAGAACTACGGTAGCTGCGTTGTAAAGCGAGCTTAACTTATCAACCATACTCATGATCCGTTCTCCTCTGATTGTCTTTCTGGGCATTTCAACACGCCGCCCCAATAAGCAGGATCCATTTGCCGGCCCCACTTTTCAATGAATTTATCGAGGCGTTTTTGGCGTAAATAGTGTTCTTCAGGGCTGTTTAGCTCTGGGGTGAAGTGAGTTGTTGTTTTCATGATGCGTTCTCCTCTGATTGTTTTTGATTTAAAGCCATTTCTTCGCGATTAATTAAGTCCACAAAATCTTCTGTCCAATCTTGCCGCTTATCTTCATCCATCGCGACCCAATATTTGCGCCTGACTTGGAGCGAAGATTCTATTAAAACTTTAATCATCGATAGAATTTCTTTAGGTGTGTTGAATTGCGCGAGTTCATCCCAGCGCACGACAGTTGCCGTTGGCGCTACAAATCGCTCTGTAAATTGAATTGCCATGTTAATTTCTCCCGTATTCTTGTAATGTCCAATGTGTCTTTGTTACTTCTACTGCACCCATCTCATTAGGCCCGACTTCTAATCGACTACAAATTCCCGTGACCTGTGGTGGAGTTAAATGTTGGGCTATCTCCTCGAGTGATGAGCCTAGTCCTAATAGCCCATAACTGGGGTTTTCTACATACACGCAGCCCTCTAATCCGTTGATGCGATTGTAGAGATACATTCTCTTCACTATATTGCCCCTTAAACGTCCGTTGTGTGATTAGGCGCATGTTTACCTGGGTTCAGGTAAAGTACGCTTAAAATCGATTTAAGAGCGTCTGAGCGTTTGACGGCTGTTTGAGAATTTTTGTTGCTTCTGTTATGTTGAAATAGTTTCATAATATTTTCCTGGTAATTAAATTGTAATTGTAAGGGTCAATCTCCAGTTGGCCCTTCTCCTAACTCCTAAGTCTCGGCTTCTGTCATTTTGATTTTACGCACTAGCTTCATTGCTTCTTGATATACAGCGTCCGTTTGAGACGCGATATGGTCTGAAGTGAGCGATAGGTAATATAACTGCATGGTAGGATGAGTAAGAGCATGACGATAAATATAATCTCTGGTTGTATTGTTAAGTTTTGCGGTTACGGTGACTGATTCACCATTCCGCAATGCCTTGATACAATTCAATGCCAAAAGACAGTTCTTCGCCGGGCGCCCTTGTCTCGTTTGATTGACCTTACCTACACTCGCTGCCAATTTTTCTAATGAGTAAGTATTCAAAAATTCGCCGATGTAATTTATCTGCGTGTCTACTGGACACTCTGTTAAGGCAGTATTTAAGCCTTCTTTAACACTTCTTAAGTGAGTGTTATGGTCTCGAAAAAACATTAATCCACGTTTGATTTCCTTGATGCTAGTGAACAGTCTACTGAGATCGTAAATGTAGATTGTATGTTTCATTTCCTCAACTTTCTCCAGAAGATTCAAAGATTGCAATCTGACACTTATTGCCTGTCTGATCAACCGGCGTTTGTCGCTGTGGATAACTTCAACTTCATCACCAACCTCTGATTGAATAGCTCTGAGTTGATTGTCCACATCCCATGACGCCATTGGTATTGAGGACTGTCTGATTAATGCAATGTTCATTCTTTGTCTCTCCTTGATTTGGTTTTTTATGCCGCTTCGATCAATGGATTACGCCAACTTTCTCTAATGAAATCAATGCTAAAGAGCGATATCTCAAGCGTACTTGCATGTATTTTTTCATGATGGCAACTGTTTCATGGTCAAATGTGCAGATGAATTGAGAGTCGTTCTCTGACACTTCTTTCAGCGTATCTTCCACTAATTCGAGGTCGGTATATAGGTTATTTATTAAATTATTTAGCTCCGATAGATTCATAATATTCCCTTATTTGCTTTAATATGTTGTTAAGAAAATATATAATACATTTATCAGACACTAAATACAAGGACTGTATGAAAAATAAAAAGATACCCGAATATAGGCCCATTTCGGTACCAAGCACAATTGATGAAAAGGCCGAAAATTTACTACATCCGCAAGATTTGAAAAGGTTAAAAGCGCTCCGGGCTAGCTACTGGGCTTCGATGCAACTTCAATCTACTCTTAAGCCGCTCACTGAGGGTCAGATAGATCATATGATGGCGTACTGTAGCTGCGGATTTACTAAAGATGAATCGCTAGCTGAACTCGGACTTACCCGCGCGCAGTGGGATTTACAAGTTGAAACTTTTCCCGCAATGCAAAAGCTCTCGGAAGTTGTGGATCAGTTATTGAAAGCCTACTGTGATCGGATGCTGCAAGCCTGTATTAAAGACCCAAAGATACAATTACAGCCAATTAAAATGAAATTAAATGAGTGTAGACTTCATGACACCAGTATTATTAATTTGAAAGTTTTCACTGCAATGACTTTAGAGGAGAAATCTAGCCATATTATGCACTGCCTGGCGAGTGGCTTAATTAGTGCCAAACAATCCCATCAGTTATTGGATGTATTGACTAGGGTTCAGGAATTAGTGTCAGTACCTGCGCTCGAAGCACAGGTAGACACATTACGCGCTCAGCTCGACTGATTAGCCGGTCTGATTGTGAAGTTTTTATTTTGAAGTTGCTTTAGAAATAGCTGGTGCTCAAATATTTTAAGGACTAACGCGCTGAGTTTTGGCGCGTCTGGGTGTTTATTAGCTGTCATCCACGTTAATATTAGCCCCGATGTCTTTATATATTCGCAAAAGTCACGGTCTAAGCGCTTTGCTTCTTTATAGAACACGTTTTTATCTTCTTCTTCTGGTGTTTTCTTGAGTTCATCGAGTAATATTCGCGTTGATTGGTAAGTGTCAGTTACTTTGGCAGTAAATTTCCAAATTTTATCCTGACCGCATGGAAAAAATGCAGCGTCGATAAATTGAATCTCATCAAGAGTTGGTCGTGTAGTCATGAATTTGTTCCTAGTATGTATAGATTGGTTCGTTTTTGATTAAAGCTAATTTTAATGAATCAATTAACTCTACCCCAGTTGTGTTGTCTTGGTCTTGTAAATCTCGCATCATCTGATTGAGCAAGTCATATAAGCTGCAACTTCTAAACATTTGTTCATTCATAATTTCGTACATCTTGTTATTTCCTTATGGCAATTGTTTGTTAAGTATGTGTATGATAAGTGATTATTGGGTGTGAGTCAAATGTTTTTTGGAAGTATTTCAGTTGCTTAGGTCGAAATTTATTTACCAGACAGTTTTGTAATCCAAAGCGCCAAAGTTCTCAGCCCATATATAAGGAGTAAGTCATGATGGATTGGATGGGGGGAATTCTTAGAACATTGGTGTGTTCAATCCAAATGTTAATGAGATTCATTTAGAAGACCTGCTGTCATTTTATACCATTATATTTGGTGCGTTATACTTAAGCTGGGTAAACCCATCCGCGAAAACCTGAACCAAAACAGTTCTGGTTCAATTACCCGTGGTAATACTAATTATCACGGTTTTATTATCGTGTTAAATCAAGCACTTACCAAAAGCTGTTCAAATTATGCGTAGTTTTCTTAAGATTGTGGATAAAAACGCCAGGTCTGGCTGATTAATTAAGGGTCTGAAAAGAATATTTTATACCATTATATGCCCCCTCCCCCCCCCTAACCCGGTGAGTGCTATATCACCTCCGGAGTCACTTAAAAAATTTTACCAAAAAATTTGAGAATGAAAAATCCCAAGGATGGGGTAGGGCGGTATCTCAGACAGCCAACTAATCACCAGGGGCGGCTGGGTAAAAAACCCATACTACCACCCCAGAAATAAATTTGCTCAATAAACTATTGTCTGATAATATGTACTCAGATTCGTTGGCAACTCGAATCCACCGGTAGCTTTCAACCGGTTGTTAAGAACTCGAAACCCTTCGTACGCATGATATTTTGACTCTAAATATTCCTAAGCGGAGGGGCTAGAGTTTAAACCCCGGAGTGGACTTCAAAGGACCGAACTTAGAATTCCAATAATTCAATTCCCTAACCGCATCTTTATATTCATGACCAGTTTCCCGAAGCTTCTGATGATAGTTATAGAGTTGGCGTTGGTTAAGAAAGTGAGTCTTGAGCTCGGCGCGGGTGGGTTCTGGTGTGGGTCCGTGCGGATTCCACTTCTTAAAACACAATGTATCAAAACAATTGCGCTCGATATTCACGATTTTTAAATAGGGATAACTTAAATCCCAAACATAAGTTTCATCGAATTTTCTGATGGCCTGTTCTAATTGCAGGATTTTTGGCGCGAGTTGTAATTCCAGAGCTTTAATATCCGTCACGATATGGTCTGATTCAAGACGCTTAACCCGTAGCGCTATTTCAATTTGACGAGCTCTAGCGGGGTCCTGGCGGGTGGGTTTCATAGTGGGCTCCAGCACCGGGACAAAGTACTGGGCCCGAATGAATTATATCTCATTTATCGGCTTTATCACCATACAGTTGCCGATCTACCTTGGATCCATTGGCTTTGAAATCTGTCAATGTGGTTTGAAGATTGAACCTTATCCGCTGCATTTGACCAATCATGGTGTCAATATCGCTAATTAATCCCTGAACTTGGCCCGGTAAAGTTAATGCCCGCTCAATCTCATTCTCAATTTCCTGAATCTGGCGCAATTGCTTGTGTAAATCTAATCCCATATCAAATGTCCTTATTAATTTGGTCGCTAAGTTCGTCTATTACTGTGCAAGCCTATCAATAAGGCCAGCGTTCTCTGATGTCAGAGAGCTAACCCTATCCCGCAGCTTCTCGACTTCTGATGTCAGAGAGCCGACCTTATCATTCAACTCCTGAATTACCCGGTCTTTGGTCATATATCCGGCCTTTAACACCTGAGTACCCGCACGATTAGAGTTTCTACGAGGGTCCTTATAAAACTTGGGTTTAATACTGCGATTGAGACCACGTTCCATAAACTCCTTACCATATGCATCCACGAGGTCGGTATAGCGCACGACAAATGTTCTGCCCATGCCCCGACCCGTGACGCGCCCTAGATGGATATGATTAAGAACCGTTTTGCGCGGTAGATTCAACAGAGCTGACACTTCGGAAGTTGTGAGCCAGCGTTCATCGATTTTATTAGAAATCTTTGGATTAGCCCCGATTGCTGTCTTGGTTTTGTGCTGAATATCCGGCATATTTAATAGAACCTCGGTCCTGGTAGCGATTCCCAGAGCCTCGTTGAGTTTAGATATAACTTTTTTAATAGGTCCTTCTCCCATAATTATTTTCCTTAATAATTGATAATAATAAAATACCCCTGGCGGGTGGGTCTGAGTCAAGCTACTATTATCACTTTTTCTGAAAATGCGGTTATACTTAACACATTGTTAAGGAGATACGCCCATGACTCGTGAAGAACGCATCCGAAATAAACCCGGTGGGTCAAATTACGGAAAATATGATGGTAAGGAAATGAAATTTGCCGGTAAGAGTGGCGGTGCTCCTGGCAGAACTTATCCTGTGACCTATGATAATTCGAGCAAAATTGATCCAAAACGGGTCCGCGCAGCATTAGCTTATGCTCACAATGCACCAAATCCTGAGGGAATTCGTCGGGGAGTGGCTAGAATTGTTAAAAAATCCGGTAATAAAAGCTTAGCTCAACGAATTTTATCTAAAACTAAATAGTGAGGACGATATGTCATTAGCACGCAAAGTTATTGAGAGCAGACGGCGCAAAGTTGTAGGTGTTAAGCGCGAACACGCAGATTTACCCAATACCAGAACATTACATGGCGAAGGTACGTTGCCTCCAACTTCGGATGTGGAAGCTCCGCAACGATGGAAAACGCATGGTCATAAGGTTAGCGCCAAAGCTACTTCAATGGCAGCTTCTGTGATGGGAGATAAAATGGGCTATGAATTATATAAAGACCCTAATGATAGACGTACTAAAGCCGAAGCTCGTGACGATAGTGAGACTGAAGGCAAAGGTCGAAGAACTCGTCGTCATCGCCGCATAATTCATGGTGGCAATCATGGCAATTCTTATGAACCTGAAGAGGTGCGTGGAGGAAGATGATTGTCCACGATCAAAAAATTACAGCGTGAGATTAAGAAGTTAAGTTTAGAGGTTGAGAGTCGTAGAGGTAGTGTTGAAATATATGAAGCTAAGACTAAGCGCGATAAGGCTAGATGTATAAAGGAAATGTCCGCAAAATATTCACAAAGACATGGTTGGTTATTCGTGATAGCGCCATACAAATTTACGGCATTCTCAGAACCGGACGACCAAGTCCAAGAAAGAGTAAAGAAATATATGTTGTCTTTAGGTCCGGAGTTCGGGCCCCATGGCAGCACGCTTTAAATAGGAAGTTCACGCATGTTTTTATGATTGAGGACCTTATCAATCAAAAGTACGGAAAAGGATTTATGCAATACGAATTTTTGAACTCTCATATCACAGCTCTACACTTGCCGCTTTTTTCGATAGAGACTTATATTAAAGAGTTAAAAAACCGTGGGTGTACTGTGCTTAGGGTTATGCCGACTAAAGTTAAAAGTCTGGGGTCATTTTTCCCTAAACTCATTCCATATAATTGCGTAAGTTTAACTAAACTTTACTTAGGGATTAGAGCTTATCACGCCATAACACCATACGGATTGTATAAGCATCTCTACAAACAACATAATGTGATGAAAGAATAGGAGGCGGATATGGGAGATTTTTTTGGTGGTGATGATGGGATGCTGCACCAACAGCAGAGTGACTTAGATCGTTTGCAGGAAGAAGAGAAAAGGAAAAACAAACTTGCTCAAGAACGAACAATTCGCGGTCTCAAGACAGCGGCGGGTGGGTCCGGTGGTTTTTCTAATCGCGATGACAAGGATACGTTTGGATGAAAGAATTAAGCAAGGAAATGCTGCTGGCGCGAGCTGCCAGTGCGAAGACTGTTGCAGATATGTGGATGTCGCAGTTGCAGCAAGTCTATGAATTAGTGCTTCCTAATAAAGCGGAGTTTGCAATCTTTAGACGTATTGAAGGCGGTCCTAGGACGCAATATGTTTTTGATTGTACGGCTATTACTGCATTAAAAAGATGGGCAGCCAACGTTCAATCCATGTTGATGCCTAACACTACCTATTGGGCAAAATTTCGTCCTGGTAGCAAGGTTTTAGCTCCTAACTCAGGAATAGACCCTCAGGATGCACAAATCGAATGCGATAAATGGCAGAAGGATTTCTTTACCGCTTTAAATAAATCCAATTTCAGTAATGCAGTCTATCAAAGTATTTTGGAGATGGGCATTAGTACCGGAGTTATGTTACTTCAGCCTGGCACTAAAACTAATCCGTTCAATTTTAAAGCCGTTCCTTTACATCAGATTGCTATTGAGCAAGGTGCTAATGACACTGTTGAGACGGTATTTAGAAAATATCGAATGCGAGCAAAACAAATCTACCAAACGTGGCCTGATGCCGATTATACCGATGGGCAAATGGCTATCTTTGAAGGGCCAGCTAATGATGAGCTCGAGCTTATTGAAGGTTGCGTCTATGAACCTCAGTTAGAGGGTAAGAGGAAATATTGCGTTTTCGTCATGATGGAAGGGTTCGAGAATTTCATTGTGAAAGAATATCGGACTTGGTCGCCTTGGATTGTTTTTAGATCTAGTGTGTATGCAGCCGAATCATTTGGGCGTGGACCTATTTTAGATTTATTGCCGTTCATTAGAGAGCTTAATCAACTGGCGCAATATGATTTACAGGCAGCGAGTTTCGCGGCGAATCCTATATTTTTAGTCGCGGCTGGCAGCGAGATTAACCCATATACCGCAAGAATTTCTCCGGGAGCGATAATCCCAGTCCAACAAACGACACCAGGTATGGCTCCAATTAGCCAATTAACAATTCAAGGAACACCTGGTTATAGCCAATTAACTCGTGCTGAGTTAGTAGCCGCTGTTCATGACACCATGAATACCAATCCGATTGTTCCTAATACATCAGCGGACAAGACAGCTACCGAAGTTCAAGCAAGACAGGCTGAGTGGTTAAGGCAAAATCAATCTACGGCAGCAAGGTTAGAGAAGGAGCTATGTAGGCAAGTGATAGAAAAGTGTTGGCATATTATGCATTCATTTGGTTTGGTTCCTTATCAATATATTAATGATGTCGACATCACAGTGGAATTTGAAAGCACGATAAAAGATATCCAAGGGTTAAATGAAGTTAATAAAGCAGTACAAGCATCGCAGCTGATTACCCAAATCTTAGGTCCACAAGCAGCTATGGCGGCATTTGTTCAGGGTTATAAAGTTGAAGATGTAGCTACGTATGTTTTAGAGAAACTTGATGTTAATCCCAAAATTATTAGAAACGCCGCATCTCGACAAAAGATTATGCAAGCAGCGGCTAAACAAAATCAAGTAACTCAAGCGCAACAAGGGGCAGCACAAGCACAAGCGATCCAATTGAAAGACAAAGCGCAAGAAAATACGGAGCCACAAGGACAGATTTAAGTATGAAGCAGACTGAAGACCCAATAGATTTAATTAATCAAAATCGCGAAAAATTTAAAGCAGATTATAAAACCGAATTACATCAGGTATACCGTGCAGCTTACGAAACTTTTGAAAAAACCAAATATGGGCAAGTATTACGCCAAGTTTTAGAGAAAAAGTTATTTTCTCCCATTGGTCCAGAAGTAGATGCAACTTATATGGCTGGTCAGCATGACATGATACGGATGATATTTGGGTGGATTAAAAGTTATGAATTATTAGCACAAGGAATTGAGCATGGATGAGCAAGGAATAGGCACAACGGAAGAGCATACTTCCTTAGTAGATGAGCCAGGGATTGGCTTAACTGATTTAGTACAGAGCGAAACAGATCCAGCAGCGACTTCTAACAATAATGTTCACGGTAAAGCTGGTGATCGTGAAGAATGGTTTTGGGTTAATAATGATGACCAAGTGCTTGAAGGTAAAGGTGAGGCCCCAGTGTGGTATAACAGCAAGACTTTCAAGTCGGTAGAGGAGCAAGCCAAAGCTCATCCTGAACTACGGAAACTCTATAATGACAAACTTAAAGGAATGTCAGGAGCACCAGAAGAAGGATACAAATACGACATGCCAGAGGATTTTGTTAGCAAAGGTTATGAATATGATGTTGAAAATCCTTATTACCAAGACTTCCTCGATTTGGCCCGGACTAACGGGGTATCACAAGAATTGGTAGAGCAGATGACCGACCTGCTTGTTGAATCCGAAAATGTTTCACGTGGAACAATGATGGAGCGTCGGGAAGAAACTCAAAACCACCAATTAAGTTCGTTAACGAATGGTGATAAAGAAGGTTTCGAGCACGCAGTTAGAACTGCATCTAATAATCCTAATGTAGATAAACAGGCTTTGAATGTTTTGTTAGAAGAATTAAATACAGCTGATGCTATTAAAGCCTTTACGTCCTTGGTAAGACCTGAGCAGTATTCACGGTTACCTGGTCCAGACGTAGCCTCGGTGAGAGATAGCGGCGCACGGCAAAATCAATTGCGTGAGAGATTAGCGGGTCTAGCCAATTTGCGCGGACAAGCATTAGAAGATGAAAAACGTTCGGTCTATGCAGCTTATGCTGACGAATACCCTGGGGAGAAATATTTTGGTTAAAGCAAAAAAAACACTAGCAGCATCTGTTAATAAAACACCTCCTTTACCTAAGATTGAAAAGGATTTATATGAGCGGGCTGTCGAGTATCTCGAATCAGTAGAAGGTAATACAGCTATGCCCTGGTTCCATTTAAAAGGAGCCAAGGCCAAAAGCAAAAACACTTATCCTGATTTCTTTATCGCGCAGTGGAATCGTAATGCTTACGGTGGCTTATTTGTGCATTTAGATCCTAATAAAAAAACACTAACCGCGAGCGAAAAAAAATGGGTTACTAAATTTCGTGAGAAAGGTTATGCGTGTGTTACTGTCTCTAAAATGCAGGAGTTAAAAATATTAATCAATGATTATTATGTGGCTCATGGTCAATCAGGAAAACAATATTTCAACAACCGCTGGGAACGCACCTAATGAAAGGCACTGTAAAATGGTTTTCGTCCGCAAAAGGATTTGGGTTTTTAGTATCTGATGAAGTAGACAAGGATGTCTATGTTCATTTTAGTGATATCAAAATGACGGGATTTAAAACCTTAAATGTAGATCAAACGGTAGAGTTTGACTTAGCCGTAACTCCTAAGGGATATGCGGCCAAAGAGGTTCTTGTTCCTTAGCCATATCTTAAGCTATACTTTGGATAAGGACGCATTAGCCTAACCTTATTAATTTAAGGAATCCGATTAGAGACCCTGAGGTTTTGGCCAACTCTTAAAAAAGATTCATAACAACAATCTTCTTTAGGAGAATACACTATGCCTAGTCAGTTAAGTAACGTGGCAATTCAGCAATTCCACGATCAATTCACTAATGCTTACCAAGCCGCTTCCCAGTTATCTGGTACTGCTAATACCGTATCGGGTGCCCGTGGGTCAGCATATAAATGGCCTTTACAGGGTTCTGCGCCGATGGTTTTGCGTAATGCCCCTCAATCTTTAATTCCAGTTTCTAGTAATGATTATGCCCAAGTAACTACACTTTTTGAGAACTATATTTTAAACTTACCAGTTGATATATTTCAGCAAGCTGAATTAATAATCGACACGCTCAGCCAACTTGGCCTGGTACACGCTAAAGCAGCTGGACGACGCGAAGATCAATTTTTATTAGACGCTTTATATGATGCAGGCGGTATCAATGCCGTCCCAGCTATCCTGCCAGATCAAGAACCTCCTGGACTTGTTCATGGAGATACAGGGTCGAAGGTTCCTGTAACCAACCCTTCCTTAGCTGTAAACTTAAATGTTGAAAAGATAATTAAGGCAGCAGCGTTGCTCGATCAGGCTAACGTCCCCCATGAAGATAGGTACCTAGCTATATCCGCACCTATGCTAGCTGGCCTCATGTCAAACGGCGATCAGCCAACAAACATTTTATACAACAATACTAAAAATTTGATGCAAGGTGGCATTGATACTTTCATGGGCTTTAAGATTTTTACTTTAGGATATCGTGAAGAAGGCGGTATCACAGTAAGACCTCCACCTGGACTACCTGGCTTAGATCCAATTACTGGGCCTGGAGCTTTCGGCAATCCTGTGACTGGGGTAAATGCTACGGCAATAGCTTGGCACAAGTCAGCTCTTGGATCAGTTTACTCACTTAACCCTGTCACTGAGGTAGAATGGGCTCCGGCTTACCAGAGTTGGTTAACAATTTCCCGACTTAGAATGGGGGCAAGTGCATTGTTAGGTAAGGGTCTGGTTTACATCGATTGTGACCAAGATGCGACACCTGATGGTACTGTATAACTTTAATAGCCCCTCCAGGGGCTTTTTAATAGGAGATTGAGCGATGGCTTATAATGCCGAGAATATGGTGCAATTAAGTGCGGGAGAAACGAGTGCTGATCAGTTAGCTGGGATAAGGATTTTTAGTTATGAAAGTTTGGATGATACTATTGATACCCAAGTAACGACAGTAGGATATTTTAACAAAGCAATCCCTTTATTACGCTGGGGTTCCTTGATTATGTTGGCCGATGGTGCGGTGTTACCTGAATTATATCAGGTCGTATCTAATAATGGCGATGTGCCCATCTTAGAGCCGTTTCCATCGAGTAATGTACCTTCCCCTTACTATGAAACCTTATCTGAAGAGCCTGTAGAGTTTCTCACTGCTGGCGGTGCTGTTGATACTGTGGCCGTGGCGGATTCCGTAGTTGGAGCTTATGCGGTTTATGCTCTTAATTCCGAAGTAATTGATATTGGGCCTCCTGGAGCTCATTCTGGGATAGAGTACATAGAGTGTCAAGCTGGGCAAATAGAAGTGAACTGGTCGCGCCCTGTTATTGGGGGACAGACTGTTAAGTTATGGATTCAAATCCGCAGTGCGACCCCAACACCTTAGGAGAAATTTAAATGGCTACTTATAATCCCAAACATTTTGCATTAACTGGGGGAGCTGAACTAGCTGGGGATGAAGGAATCCCTAAACTCTTCGGCTATTATGCAGAAGTCGATACTTATGACGATATTATCAATTCAGTAGGGCCTCCTGCTCCATTTGGTAGTGATTTTTTTGGTTTACGTACTAATGGGTCGGGCGTACCTTTAACTCCCGCACAAACTCAATTGCCTAGTGTTACAGATCAATTGTCTGCTGGCAGTATGATTATGATTTATGGCGATCATCAAACTAACACGGGTGCTCCCACTGACGACAAGTATTATATCTTGTATGTCGCAGTAACTTCGCAGCCTGGGTTTGATACGGCCTATTCTCAAATTTATTATTATGCTGAACCGTAAGGAGCACTAGATTCATGCCTATTTACCCTATCAATCCTGACCCCCAATTTACCCCGAACGGTTTTGGTGCAGGTTCCTCACAAACTGGCATCGATAGTCGTATTCCTAAATTTTTTGGATATAGATGTCTTCAAGATCATACTGCAGTGGAGATAGCAGCTGACGGATATTTTGGTCCTGCGCTCCCATGGTCATTTCTAGGTCCGAATATGGTGGGCAACACTAGTCCCAATGAAAATGCTGCGCAACCTACACTTGCAAAGAGTGTTCCCCCAGGTAGTTTTATTTCTATTGTTGCCTTTCCGGCGCCTGTGCCTCCAGATCAGCAGTTTCAAGCAGCAGTTGTGACAGAGATTGAACCAGATGCAAGTGTTCCTGCTGCTTATCAAAGCGCAGTGAAGCCGACCAAAGTGATTGCTAACCATTGGGTATGGCCTTTTTAGGAGGGCGTATCATGGCAGTTCTTGGTCATATTGATATTACCACTTTACTTGAGGACTAATCATGGAAGCAGATATTAATAAATTATCACGGATTACGTCAGGAGAAATCGGCTTCGATCAGGCTATAGTTGATTATTTTTATTATGACCCGGAGTTAGACTTCCAAGATTTTATGAGTCTCGGGTTTTTGGATAAAATTTCTTCAAAGTTTCAGGTAGGCTCGCGCATAAGTGTCTATTGTCTGGGTAATAATACAGGTTTTGCTCCTTCGTTAAAAAGATTGGATGCGGTTGTTGCAGCTATAACGCCATTTCCTACCCCAACAACTTATGAGCAAGTTAAGTTGGTCGCCGGTCCGGGCACATGGCAAACTAATGATGGTACAATCAACGTCTGGTCCAACTATTCCTGTATATTCCAAGGATTTGCTACGTGGGTTACCCCGGCTCTTCCTAACCCTAATCCTGGCCTCAATAAGATTGACCTTCCCAATGCTCAAATAGCACTCCAGGCACAAGATAAAATACTTTTTAATCAACCTGAACCTGGGGATAACGCGCAAGCCCATATGGTTAGGACTTGTCAACCAGCTAGTGCCGGAGAGATTGAGCTAGCGTGGGCCCCTGTGGCATTAGGTATTCCTCCAGTAGTTATATTCGACCCTCCAGCCGGGCTAACATGCGAAATGTTTATTCAGGTCTGGTCTAATATTTTACTTTAGGAGCATGAGATGCCATATATTCCTTCAAGATTAGCGCGAATAACTCCCGGAGAGGTTAGTCCTGACCAAGCGGTGATAGATTATTTTTATTATGCTCCTGAGGTCCCAATTAAAACCATAATGAGCAAAGGCTTTTTCGATAGCGCTGGTTACCTTTTTTATAATAGTAACAATTCGCGAACTTACCAACGCATTTCAATCTATGCGCTCAAAGGAGTTCTAGGCGATCCGAGTTGTGATAGATATTCAGCAGTAGTTTCGGATGTTACGCCTACCTCTGGACCTAGCCAAATCCCTCCGAATGAGTTTGCAGTTACAGTTTCATTAGGTGCCGACACTAGTTATACATATGATGATACTGTAGTCCCCCCACCTGTTAATCAATCTTGGCATAATTTTTTCATTAAATACCAAGGAGTTCTGCGATACACCAGTAATTTTATCCCTGGAACTCCGGTCATTATCGATGTTCCTAGTGCTTATGCGTATGGGCCAAGTGATTTTTCCACGGCTGTGTTAATGTCCGCGCCAGGCAATCCCAATCAACCTCTAGCCGGAGATGCAATTATCGCTTCTTATGTAGAGGCAGGGCCTAGCTCTGTCTTCCCATTGCGCGTAAGAATTATCAATCCTAGTGCTGGGAGCGGCTTTAATCAACGGGCGTGGGTAACGATATACAGCACCACATGTAAGTTTCTCTAATCTAAGAAGGGGTACGAGCCATGACTAGTAAGTTGGAAGTGATAAACCAAGCCTTAACTTACTTAGGCAATCCCACCGTTCCTGCACTCACCATAGGCGACCCAGTAGTAAATGCGATGTCCTTAATTTATGATGCGGAAAAATCCAATTTATTATCTTGGAATCCCTGGCGTTTTGCTACTAAATGGGCGACATTAACGCCCTCAGCCACTCCCTCACCGTACCCAAAGTTCCAATATGTGTATGACTTGCCGACCGATTATATACAGGCGGTAGATACTTACTATTGGGAAAACTACAATATTGTTGGTCCTTTAATATTAGCCAACATTAATCCGCCCTGGTTATGGGGTTATATATATGATGTTCCCGAAAGCGCATTTCCTGAGTATTTTACACTAGCTTTGAGCCACACTATAGCCTCAAAATCAGCAACTCTTTTAACTGAAAATCCCGAAATAGCTAAATACTGGCAACAACAAGCTAGTATCCAAACTCTCAGGGCACAGAATCGTGATGGTACTGCGGTTCCTGCTCAGAGTATTAGAGACAACCCAATGCTAGCCAACCATTTTTTCAGGAATTTTTAAATGGCATATTATGTTACGACACATGATTTCACGCACGGCCAGATTGACAAGGTTTTAAAAGCTCGTTCGGATATGCCGCTTTATAATAAGGGTGCATTAGAGCTTAAGAATATGGTGGTTAGAGCTGGCGGGGCTGCTAAGTCGAGATTTGGTACGCAAGCGGTTCCTTTGGCCAGTGGTGGGGTTGCGGAAGGTGTAGATTATCCGACTCCTGCACCGGCCAATCCTGTGGGATTTCCTAATCCTGATTTATCGGTAGGGTTGAATAATCTTGAGCCTGGCTATCAAATGTTCGATTTTGTACCGAGCGAGGATTTACAGTTATTAATTATTTTAGGAGTTGCAGGAAGTGCGGGCGTCATCTCTCCACCAGGTATTTCGAATAGATTCGTATATTATGTAGTTAAAAATACCACAGGCACAGGCCCGTCTACTGGCACCTTTAATTTAGTCGAGGCTCCTGGCGGTACTCCTACGTGGAGAATTGACAACAACCAAGTGGCTAGAATTAAATACCGCCCAGCTCAAAACCAAACCGATTTTATATTAGTGACTGGCACCCAGCCGCCACTGAGATTGAATTGGACAGGGTCAGATATTGAGGGAAAGACATTAACTTCCACTAATCCTCCTCAGCATGATTTTGCTGCTGGTCGATATAATGGAGTTACTTTTACGTTAAGTGCTGTTGCAATAACTCCAGCTGGAACGCCGATTGCCAGCCTGCCTACTTTAACTTTAACGAATCTGCCTCCCAACGTTCCCGATGAATGGAATGGCTTTTATTATGACGGAGCTACTGCCGACACCGAGTTTGTTAATGGTATTTTTGAAGCGATTGGTCCTATAACTACGGTAGGCTCTCCTGTCGGAGTGGCAACTATAGTAAGTATTACGAGCAATACTGTAGCCCGCGTGAGAATTACCAGTCCTTTCGATCCTTCTTTAGCTCCTCCTCCCGCTACTGCTGGAGCGACTGGAGATCAAGTAGTCTTAACTGAGCCTGCATTTAGTAGTCTTGACCCAGCCTTTCCCACCTTCCCCGGACGTGGCCAACCGCGCACAGTCAGTTTTTATGAATCGCGATTAATTTTAGCTGGTTCCAAGTCTTTGCCTCAGTCATTATTCATGTCTCAAATTGGGCGTTTCGACAACTTTTCAACGGGCACAGGGTTAGCAGATGAAGCAATAGCTTACACAATAGCGGCTGGTTCTGAAGACCAAATCATAAACATGGTATCAGGGCGCTCATTACAAGTATTCACTACCACTAACGAATTCAGTGCCCCGGTATGGTCGGAATCTGGATTAACCCCAGAAACCGTAACCATCCGCCGCCAGACCAGTATTGGGTCATCTAATTGTATCCCCGCGGTCTTGGATAATATGACGGTCTATACCAAACGTGGTGGTCGTGCGGTAATGGGCTTTGAATCGGTTAATTCAGGTGGTAATACGTACAATTCTGAAGACATTAGTGCGCTCAGTTCGGAGATAGTAAACACCCCAATTCACATGTCGAGTTATGTAGAAAATAATGCTTATGATGCGAATGTGTTGTTTGTCATTAATGAGGGTATCGACGACATTCAGCAGCGTCAGATGATAGTTTATGAATCATTAAGAGAGCAAAATGTAGCTGCATGGACAAGCACTTCCACCTTGGGTGAGTGGGAAAATGTAGAATCAGTAGGTGACCAAGTGTATTTTATAACCAAACGTGGCACTGGAGCTACGGCTGGTAAATATGTATTTGAGAAAATGAATTGGAATATTGTGATGGATGGGGCTATTGAGTGTGTGGCGACTAGTGCCGGACCACAAGCAACCATTCTTGTGCCTAACCCTGCGGGAGGCGCGCCAATTCCTTTAATTATGCCGGAGATGTACTATGAGCAAACTATTGAAGTGGTGGCTTATGTAGGAGATGACCCTAGGCATCCGCAGGGGTTATGGATTGATGAAGCCCAAGTGAGTAATACGGGAGTTGTGAGTATTAGTATTCCTCAAACTCCTGATCCACCTGTTGGGCCAGGGCCTATTTCTGGAGCTAATCCTTACACTTATTGGATAGGATTAAAATTCGAACAAAAAATAGAAACGATGCCGATTGATATTAAGACGCAGATGGGTTCTATGCTATATTTCAAGAAAAAAATATTTAAAGCATTTGTGCAGTATTTTGAGTCTTATCCGTTTTTAGTGAATGGTCAAGAAGCTCCCTTACGAAGACTGGGCCCTCCTTATACTCCCCCAGCACTGCAATTAAATATGCCAGAGCTACCTTATTCGGGAATATGGATGACACCCACCATGCAAAAATTAAATTTGCCGACTGATTATTATGTTGGTTTTGTACGTGAGGCTACCGTGTTGATTAATAGCACTAGACCTTTGCCATTAACTATAACGGGCCTAAGTATGGGCGTAGGATAAGGAGGAGATATGGGCGATCCAGTTTCATGGACCATTGCAGCGGTAATAGCTGGAACCGGGGCGGAAATGTATGAGCAAAGTGAAGCTACCAGTGCCAAGGAACACGCTTTAGAAATCCAGCGACAACAGCAAGAAATGTTAGCCGCTCAAGAACAAATCAAGCGCGATGATATGCTGCGTAGGGTTCAGGGGGAACAACTCGCTCAAGCTGCGGCGGAGGGTATGGCTCCTTCATCCGGGACGTTGGGGTCGTTGCAGTTAGGTTCATATAGACAGTTCGCTGAATCCACCCAGGCGGGTAAATCTAATTTGCAGATGAAAGAATTATCGTTAGATGCTCAGCGCAGTGCTTTAGAAAGCCAATTTTGGGAGCAAATGTTTGGAGATGTAGCCACGGCAGCTACGCAAATCTATAACGTTACGGGTGGTGCTGGTAAAAAAGGTGGCGGCGGTGGTGGTGGCGGTGGAGGAGATTGGACGGATGCCGGGTTTGGTAAAGAAAGTCCAGGACTAAGCGCGTCGAATAAGAAGCAACCCAATTTAGTAGATACGTATACAGACAGCGACCCGTTTGCGAATTGGCTTCATGAGAATGGTGAATAAATATGGTAACTGCAAAATATACAGAAAGCACCCCAATCCAACCAGTTGATTTCACAGCGGCAGCCGGGGCCGGTGCTGAAGGATGGGCCAAGTTATTTGCAACTACTGAGAACTTAGCATATCAAAAAGGCCAACAGTTAGCGGACGCTCAAGCTGCCCAAAATGGGGTGGAGAATGTTGCTAAGTATGGATTAGGGGCACCTTATCCAGATAGCTCCTCAGAAGCAGCTCAACATTATAAGCAAGCTGTAGACCGTAGCCAGGCTACGTTATTGCAAAATCAAATCAACAGCAAAGGTAATGAGTTATTCCAAGAAACCGCTGCCCAAGGATTTAATCCACAAACTTCTGAGGAATTTAATAATAAATGGACTGCATGGACCAAAGCTACATTAGATGAATTGCCCCAACATCAAAAGGCTATGGGTGTGCAATTAATGGGAGCTGTGGGCAATCATTATGGGATGCAGGTCGCTACTCAAGTTAGCAAACAGTTATTGCAAGATAAAAAATTACAATCAGATTTAGCTATTCAAGAACAAGGCCAACATGCGGTTAATTATTTTTACCAAGGTGGCCAATTTACCAATCCGAAAATGTTATTAGGCGATCAAAGTTTATTAAGTTCCTTAAAAGATAATATCTTAAATGCCCCCGGAACGGCCCTGCAACGTGAAGCTAAACTGAGAAATTATCAAGAAAATATTTTACAAGCCAATGTTACAGGGAGTTTGCAATGGTTACAGCAGGCGCAGGTCAAAGCTCTTCAGGAAACTAATCCTGAAAAACGCGCAGAAAAGCTAGCGATAGTGAAAAAAGAATACAATCAAATCCAATCTAATCCTGAGAAATGGGTAAAAGGGAAAATTGAACAAAGCGATTTTTTTGAAGGGGTTAATCCCCAGGAGGGCCTAACTGCTTTAAACACCTTTAAAAATAATATGACGCTAGGGTTAGCCCAACAATCCCAACAAGCCACGGATACTTATGATAAGTTAACTCTTCAAATTAAGAACGGCAATATCCCTACTCAAGCTGAGTTAAACGAATATGTAAACCAGGCCCCTTATGATAAAAAAGGAGTTGAGCGCGTAAAATTATTAAATCAGGGTATTGCTACTGTTAAAGATATATTTAGTGAAATTGCCACACCTGGCGCGCTGGATGCTATGCTCACCAAAGCTAATACAGGCACCTATGGTGATTCTAAACATACGAATGCCATAGCTAAACCATTGCTGCCAGCCGCTTACGGGGCCTTTATATATAACCGCTCTTCATTAACTAAACAAACCCAAGCCAAAGCGTACGCTCAGTTAAGAGCCTCTCCCGAACAGGTTCAGTTAGTAGAGGGATTTGCGGGCAGTCCTGACATGTTAACTAAAATTGCGAGCGGGCAAAATCCCCTAAATCTAGCCCAAGATAAAATTGCTAATCAGTATTATTCTGGCTCGAAAAACTTACAACGCTTAAGTGGAATCCCTGAGCCTTTAGTAAGCACGTATACAAATGAGCAATATAAAAGTTTGAATACCTATTTACAGAGTTTAACTCCCTCCGCAAGG